AAGGCCAGCTCCGCTTTTACCGCGCCATCATCGGCGAGTTCACTGTCAAACTCTTGCAGGCGACCAGTGATACGAACGGTAGTGATGGTATTGAACTGCGGGGCGTTACGACCCAGTGACTGTTTTTCCTCAATCAAGGTTTGGATCAGCAGTACCGGATACATCTCTTCGGTGGTTGGCCAGTCACGCGGAGAATAAACACGGTGATCTGCGTCGGTATTCCCCTGTAGAGCCGCCACCACCCGTTCTCTTACCTGAGCTGTATTCATGTTTTTTTGACCTGATTAAGAATCAGTTTACTGCCACCGTGACTATCGGGCTGAACGTCCGACACGGTGAACAGCGTATTGATGGTCACGCCACCGGCCACAGCAATAAATACCCGGTCACCCTGTTTAGGCAGCGAACGAAATTCACTGTCTCTTACGCCTAAAACCGGCTTAGTGGTATTGATGGTGCTGCCATCGTCGAGCGGTTCAATATCCTGCGTATACGCCCGGTCAAAGATACCGCTGACGGTGTAAGCGGCGCCACCCGCAGGCCGGTATTCAACCGGATCGCCAAATACCGAATGCAATGGCGCAAGAAGATGCTGATCCCAGTGGATGCCCATACGCTAGCCTTCCTGAGTGACGATAACGCCATTGTTAACCTGAATCATCGGCGCACCGGCTGCTTCGCGGGCAGCGGCTTGCTTTCTCAAAGCATCCAACGTAATGACAAAACCTGCATCAATCAGAGTGACCACATCGTCAAGATCATCGAGAACCAAGGTATTGCTTTCGAGATAGAGCTTGTCGTTATGCTTCACTGAACGCCCCTTAAGCACCACAACCGTGGTGCTGAGAGAGTCCGTGTCACCGGGGAATGCCTGATCTTCTCCATCAGGTGTTTCTAACTGAGTGTCAGTCCCTTCAAACTGTTCCGCAGGGATAGTTTTCTCTATCTCTACCCCTGACTCATCCGGGATCTCTTTTTGCTTCGCCATCTCACACCACCTTTGCGCACAGAGTGGCATTGACCCGGCTTGGAATCACCAGCGGGGAAGATTGCATCAGCAGGAAACGTTGAGCCGGATCTTCCTGAAGCCAGCTTTTCGGCGCATAGGCCATGGGACCATAGTTGAAGGCCGGATCGAGAATAGCGGCAAAGCTGCGCGTTCCCATCAAATCGGCACCGGACATAATGACCAAGCCATCAGCCAGCATCGGTTTTTCAACCCCATCAACCGGGTCAATGTACCAATCGTTATAGAGCCACAAATCAAACTGACCCCAACGGCCTTTATACACCGCGCCTTTGCCCACGCGCGCACCGGCATCAATCTGATTGCCAAACGGGCTTAATGCCGGGAAGACGATGGCGTTGTCTTTGATGGTGGTATCCAGTCGGAACGCGCGCCATGACGAGGTGGTAAACACCAGGTCGGTCACGACTGCACCAGAGTCTTTCAGTACCTGAGTCTGCCACAACTCAATATCTTGCGAAGGCTTGTCGTTGGTTGCCCCTGCCGCAACCACCATCGGCCATTTGTCACTACCACTGAGGGCGACGGTTAACGCGGCAGAACGACCAAAATCAATCACGGTGGTGTCAAAACCTTCACCGGTGACGGTGATGGTACCGGACGCCAGCGCATTGGCGGCCATCCACTCCAGTCGGCGGTTGACCATATCGATCTGATCGGCCATTTCGAATTGCAGATTTAGCATTTCACGCTCGGCGGCGGTGTACTCGCCACCAATCCGCTCACCAATCTGGCGACGGATTGGCTTACGCAGATCAGGTGCGCGCTTATCTTTGATGTACGGCGGTTTAAAGGTATTGGTTTGCAGACGGCGACTTTCTACCAGCTTGCCCTGCACCAGCGGCGAAACGAACGGAGCCATACGACGCTGCCCTACATCCACATCGATGGACACAAACTCGGTATCAGAGGTCACCACGTTGGGAAAGAATCGGTCGAGTAAGAAATTTTGTGAGGTTTTCAGGTTGGGGACGGTCTGCACCAACACATTGGTATCAAAAATATTCATGAAATCTCTCTATAAAATAGCCCGACAACCTGCGCTGCCGGACGGAATGAAGGCGTGCAACGCCCTACCAAAGAAATGGCATCAGTCAATACAGACAAACAGAGTTAGGTATTAGACGCGGTCAGGCTGCTACGGAGGAAAATAGAATACGGACGAAGAGCCACAGCAAGATCGGCCAGCGTCCAGCTGTCATCAAAAATAACCCGATGTTGATTAAACTCGCCCATCAGATAAACCCCAGCCTGAACTGCACCAGTCGTGGCATCGGCGTCATCAACCAAAATAGCGCAAGGTACTTGACTGCCATCCGTCGCCGTTTTAACCGATTGGATATAGGCTTTAGTCGTCGTGATTTGCCCCAAAACCGTACCCCGTCGCAGAACACCCGCAGAAAGGCTGACGGTATCGGTGACCAGTTGCAGCGGCCCACTGACCAGTTGATCCGGAACAAAAACCGCCTGAGTGACGCCGGGAGTAAAACTATTCTGTCCTATCTCATTCATGATTTTTTACCTACCGTTTGGTTATACAAACCCGTCATTTTACTGACCAGCGCCTGAGCCGAGCCGCTTGGGGCATCGGCCGCATCCTGACCCACTTGCACATTACCCAACGCCTGCATCCGCTCATCCAGAGAACGCTTGCGAGGGGTTGATGCTGCGGGGGTCGCCGCTGAAGTTGAGGCCAGCACGCGAATAACTGCGGCAGAACTCATGCCGGAGTTCAACGCCAGTGAAGCGGCTAAATCCACGCGACCCGCTGCATGTTTGCTGCCAAAAATCCTTGCACAGCGCTTACGCTCAGCCCGACGACCCTTTTTAACATTGCGGTCTTCGTCTTCATCATCGCCGTCATCGTCTTCCCCCTCATCCGCATCGGCGTCATCGCTGTCGTCTTCTGCATCAGGGTCTTTTTCATCCTGATCGTCATCATCGCTTTCAGCGCGACGCCCCTTGGCTTTTTTGCCGTTTTTTTCCTCGTCTTCGTTATCGTCCTGATCCTCATCATCTTCAGCATGACGGCCTTTAGCCTTCTTCGACTTTTCCTTATCCTTATCCTCTTCATTTTCTTCAGATGCCTTGGCACCACGGCCAAACAGGTGAGAAAAACCTTTAATTTTCGCCATTACTCTTCTCCAACTTGGTTTAATAAAGCCCGGAATGCGGTATCCGGTGCGGCCACTTCATCAGCCAGCCCCAGTTGCACGCCGTCAGCGGCCAACAAGCAGGCCGCCTGAGTATCCCGAATGATTTTTTCTGCTATCCCGCGATTGCGGGCAACGGTACTGACAAATAAGCGCCCCATTTCATCAACATCAGACTGGATGGACTGCTGTGCCTCTTCACTTAACGGGGTGTAAGGGTTAGATTCAGCCTTGCGATCGCCGTAGGTAATGATGGTCACCTGTAGGCCATCGGCTTTGATACGCTGCGACCAATCCACATGCATCACAATCACCCCCACCGACCCCACGCCACCGGTTCGCGGTACCACAATCCGGTCGGCGGCACTCGCCAGCGCGTAAGCCGCCGAATAGGCATTCTCTGACAAGATGGCCCAGATCGGCTTTTGCCCACGAGAAGCATAAATTTCATCAACCAGATCAAAACATCCGGCCACCTCACCGCCGGGCGAATCAATATCCAGGCAAATACCCTTGACGGTTTTGTCATACAGCGCCCGGAGAAAACAGGCGCGGATGCCGTCATAGCCCGTCATGCCACTGTAGGGGCGCAAACTCCCCAGTTTCTGCACCAAGGTGCCCTGAATAGGAATGATGGCAATCCCCTCAACGACGTCATAGCCGGTATCCCGGCCTTTGCGGGTAAAAACTTCATCATCGTCGTCACCCCAGTCAGTACTGGACTGAATGCGGGTCAGGCCGAATCTGTCGGTCAGCGCGGCCATCACCACTTCCGCTTTGCGCGGATGTAGCGCCAGCGGGGTATTGAACAGCCGCTGAGCCAAGTGCGGTAAATTCACGGTGCCTCCGGTTTTTGTTGTTGGTCAGGCGCAAAGGTTTCGGCTTGCAGCCAGGTGGGGATAGGTAAATCTCGTTCGATATAGGCCTGACGTTCCCGCTGGCGCTGATCCAGCAATTCTTCCCAGTCTTCGCCCACGTTTTCGGCCGCCTCCATTTCGAGGGTGGATAGCCCGGCTTCCATGCCTAGAATGGCGCCTTTCTTCTCGGCAACTGGATCGACCCAGCCGCGACCTGGCCCCATCCATTGAGCACGGCAATATGCCGCTTTAGCAGCAAGGAAATCCGGCGCACCCGCAGGTAAAGGAACCTCACCTAAATCATGCAGTTCTTCGATAAAGCACGACAAAATGGGCTGAGCCATTCCTGCGGCAAAATCATCCCGCCGACGAGTCAGGGTTTTCCACGCCTCCAGCATGGCTGAACGGGCTGAACTGTAATTCACATCAGACCAGTCCTGCGTTAACTGTTGGGTGGAAATGCCCAGCGCCGCCGCCACGTTGCGCAAAGCGGCACTTTCAAACGCCGTAAAGTTGCTGGTCGGTCTGGCCGCGTTAAGCGTGGTCATCGACTCCCCTGGTGCCAGAATGGGAATACGCGCACCAGATTGCAGAGAAATTCGCTTCTCATCGTGAAACTCTCGACGCAGATTCTGATACTTGCTGACATCATCATTATCCAGCGCATCGCCGACTAACTGAGGGTCATAAGGTGAGGTGATATAGGCGGCAAACACGGAATTCAGAATGGAAGATTCCAGCTCCACCTGATCGTACTTAATCAACATTTTCAGGCGCTGTACTATCGGGGTAAAAATACTGATGCCCCGATGTTGGGAAGCCCGCTCTGCGTCAAAATCATGGATAACAATCGGACGTCCCCACGGCGTTTCACGGGGAATACGCTCCCAGGTCATGGTTGCCGCACCACTCCACCAGTCACCCATATGAGCCTTACGGATGTGGTAGGCCACCGGCACGCCATCTGCATCGATTTCCACGCCACCGCGAATAGTCGGCATATCAAAATTCTGCTGCGGATTACACAACCGGTCTGGGTCAACCACCTGCATCGCGGTGGCATACTGCGCCCGTCCGTAACCGAGACGATCGGGCCGATATTGCATCACGCACAGCGCATCGCCATCCGTCAGTTTGTGGCGAAAAGCCAGCCGTAACAATTGGGACACGGTTTTCTTGCGCTCGACATCGCTGTAACGCCCCGGATCGTTTGCCCAAGTACGCCACCCCGACTCTACCGCGCGACCATATTCATCTGCCCATTTGGCATCAAAGGCTTTATTGCCGGTCATCAACGCCAGAGTGCGATAGTCCACTTTAGCC